TATCAGTTGTTGACCGTGTAGATATTGACGATGACAAAATTAAAATAATGAAAGATTATGGAGTAGCTTATGAACATGACTGTTAACATAGGACATAAGTGTATTGGGTGTCATGAGGACACCCAATTTGGAAGTGGGCGTTTTGTTAATAGAATTCCTGCAGAAGATGACAAGTATGAGGGTTATCTTTGTTTTGAATGTCAATGTGAAGAGTGTGATCAATGCAAAGAATTGACAGCAGATAATATGTTTAATGATGATGGAGATCATCTTTGTGAAGATTGTCATATTGAGCAAGTAAACAAAGGTCTAACATCTGACAAATATGGAATACTTATAGAGGAGTAGAAGATGGAAACTAAAGAAGAGTTTATCAAAGAAGTCAGAGCAATACTAAATGCTAATGAAAAGAATGTTCATGTAGATTTAGATTTGATTGTCGATATGATACATGAATTAGCAGAGTCATACAGATATTGAGGGCATTTAGCCCTCATCTTTATGTTCTATTTCTTTTATCTCTGTAAAATCAGCATCGACAATATCTCCGTACAGTTTGCGTATGTCTTTGAGTCTGGACTGTACCTGTTCTAAACTCATGGTATCAATGGAGTTTAGCGTGTGGATGTTTTGTGTGTGGTTGTAAAATCCTGCGGCTTGACCTCTGTTTTTTTCAGCTTGAACAGCTGCACTCCAAGCGTTTTTTTCTTCAGCTTTTCTGGACAGTTCATCTAGTCTACTAACGTGTCGATCATAAGTTACGGCAGTTTTACTTGCTAATTCTTTTTTCATCTCATCAATATATCTAACTACTTCTGGATATTTTTGTGGGTTTTGTAGTTCACTAGCTGATATATGCGCTCTATTTTTATTGTAACCAGCCCGTCTAGCTGCTTCAGTTGGTGTAATTACACCATCATTTGCCACTAATTCGTTAACAAATCTAAGTTGTTTGAGTGTAAGGCGTTTAGTCATAAAGTTATAAAAATCCTATATAATGTTTTAAAAGTTAGTAGTATATTACATATACTACATTACCTTTTTGCGAGGCAGGTAATGTAAAAGTAATGTAAAAGTAATGTAATTAATGTATATATTTCAATAAGTTAATTGAATACATTACTAAATTACTTAATTATGATTAAAAAATAATTTTATAAAGTATGTATCTACTTTTAAAACAATATATTAATCATAGAAAAACTTTGGATCTTCCTTAACTGGACCCAAAATCTTTCGTAATACTTCCCTACCCGATTCGAGAACCGTGTTCCATTCATCGCGAGTATACGACCTATCATAGTTACTATTCCAAAATTTTACGGAAATACTGCCACATTCTAGGCATTCTTGCATACTGCTTACAGGACTATCTGGTAATCTAACCATAATACCTCACTTTTGGTACAAGATTATAGAATAATTTAAAAGATAAGTAAAGAAAAAGCCCCGAGAACCGAAAGGAGTAACATACTCGGGGCCGGTCACCGCATCTACTACTGTGCGTTTAGTAGAAGTCGCACTCGGTGATTTGAGAGTGTGAGCAAACTACCGCCACTAAACAATCAAAAAGGCGGTTCACCCTCAAACTCTATAATTGGTTTACTTGGGATAAATTTTGTAGTTTTTAAATCCGTCTGGGTCCAACGCTGGCCCATAATAAATGGCTGGGTTTCCATCTCCGTCATCCCAAGATTGTGTATAGTATTCTCCCGCCTTTGTTTCGCCAGACGAGTGACATACTTTACATTGGACTGTTGATGTTTCTCCCTCAAACCTGAGCCTAACATACCCATTACCTTTGCAATTGTGGCAGATAACCATATCGCCTCCATAATATTTTATGGAGTCTATCCCATTTCTTGCGAAGAGAAAACTCCTGATTTGTTCTAGGATCACGAAGAGCTTTCTTCGATGCCTTTAAATATTCTTCAACTAATCTTGATCTCATTGTAGTCTTGCGTGCCATTCTTTATTCCTCAATCTTTTTTCGTAGTAACTACGAAGTTTAATTATCTCTTGTTCATGTCGGTAATTAGCCCAATACAAAGCAATTCTAAATCCTAGAATAAATGTAAGGGCTAAGGCCAACACCAACCAAAAGTAAAAGCTCACGCAGATCCCTTGGGTTCCATAGCTAGAAGGTATTCTTTTTTAGCTTCTTCATAATCACGACCAACTTGGTGTTGAACATCAAGCCAGATGTCCAAGTTGTTTTCACCAAACTCTTTAGCAAATTCAATCGCTGAAAAATCCATGGCGTTTTCTTGCATAAATAATAATTCTTGTTTTACTCTACCCATTTGCTTTCTCCTTTTTAGGTTTCGTTAATTCTTGTGATGCTAACCATGCCACCACCATACTGACTGAACGCATGTCACGATCAGCAATCTCTTTTAATAATTTCCAAGTTTCAATTGGAACTGTAACTGATTTAAACTTTGATGTATCCATACAAACCTTTCTATATAAAAGACAATATAAGAATTTAATTTACTCTGTCAACCGTTACTTACCGTTACTGCAACCATTCTCTTATATCTTCGCCCAAAACTTTTGCAGCGATGTTAATCTTTTTCTGTAAACTCTTGACAATTTTTTCATCAACAGTTTTCTCTGCTATCAAATCTACGTATGTCACATTATTCTTTTGACCGATACGATGAGCACGATCCTCTGATTGTATACGTTTTTCTAAATCATAGTTGTTAGAATAATAGACAACAGTATTAGCAGCTGTAAGTGTCAAACCAAATCCAGCAGTCTGTTGATTACCAACAAAGAAACGAAGAGAACTACCAGGCGATTGAAATTTTTCAACAATGCCCTGTCTTTCTTTATCCGGTGTATCTCCGTAGTATGTCGCTACACTATCGACCCCGTATTCCTTTTGTATCTCATCTCTTATGTTACGAATATCTTGTCGATAGTTTGCCCAGATGATAACCTTTCCATCAGTTTCATCAAGTATATTCATCAACTCTTTGATACGATTGTTCTTAAATGTAACAACTTTTTTATCTTCTGTTGTAAGATGTCCACAACTTATCTGATGTAGTCGAAGCAACTGTGTCATAACTGTGGTAGCTGTAACTGTTCCTGCTTTTTCTACTTCAGCAATCGCAAACTCTTTCATCTCGTTGTAAGCTTTTTGTTGTTCCTTGGTTAGTTCAACAATTCTTTTTGTATAAATTTTTTCTGGTAAATCTAAACACTCGTCTTTTAAAACTCTGTACGAATGCTTCGATAGTATGTCAGACAACTCATCGAGATGTCTGTAACCTACAACTTTATTAAAAGTATGTGTGCCTACATTTGTTTTAACTTGTATGCAGTATCTATTTTTAAAACTATAATAAGAAGAGAAACCTAAAATGTTAGGATCTAAAAATTCACACTGCGAAAATAAATCAATCGGATCTTTTGTAATAGGTGATCCTGTTAATATTCTTTTATACTTTGCAAGTGTACCAAGTTTTAAAATATTTTTTGTTTGTTGTGCTTGTGGGTTTTTTATTGTTGTTGATTCATCAACACACATCAAAGCTCTGTGTCCTTTTAAAAATCGTTCCGCGAACCGTGCTCCCTTAATCGTTCGAAGTGCTTCAACATTCATCAACAAGATATCAATGGTTAAATCTTTCGGGTCCTTGATAATAGATTCTAATAAACTCTTATCAAGTTTATTAGGAGTCGGAGTCCAGGCAACAGTAAAGTCTTCTATGTGTTCTGGTAAATGTGTTGGTATCTCCTGGCGCTGCCAGTTACGATACACTCCTTTTGGTGCAATAATTAAAGCACCATTGATATGGCCTTGGTCATACAGCATAGCCATACTATCAAGTAAAACTTTCGATTTACCTGTTCCCATTTCCATAAATAAACCATAGGCATCTTTATCCCATGACTTTTCCAACGCAGTTTTTTGATGTGCATAAGGCACAGTTTTAAACGGATAATCCATAATGTCCTTCTCTTTCTTTCTAATTTTATATTTAATACTTGTTTTTCTTTTTTACAAGTCTTATATGTAATTTTAGAAAGCTTATGACAGTATACGTGATACAAGAAAAACCGGGAGTTGACATGACAGACGCTCTTAGGTTCGGTGATTTTCAAGAGTTGCTCCCAAGAAAAGATCAACTTGCGATTAGTTCACAACCTGTAATACACGCTCTGAAAAATAAATTAAAAAATTTTTCAGACGATGATTATCTCTTGTGTTTAGGAGACCCATCTATTATAGCAATTGTATCTGCTGTTGCAGCTAGTTTAAATCGAGGTCGATTTAAATTACTAAAGTGGGATCGTAAATTAGAAAAGTATTATCCTGTGGAGGTAGACATAAATTAAAATATAGGAGAAAGCTATATGTACGTAGATAAATATACAATAGAAAACTACGGCTCAACTTGGAGCAGTGGTAAACAAAAAAAGAATCAATTGATTGGTGCCATGAATGGTTTGGATATTGATTTAAAAAAACTTATTCGTTTACTTGAAGAGTATCACGAAACATTTAATGGTGAGTACGCTCACAAAAACATTGAAGTGAAGATAACACTTAAGGAGACAAAATGAGTTTATTTGAAGAAACAAAAACAACATTAGAAGAATTAAAAGATTCTGACAATGACCGCTTACAAACAATTGCTTCGAGATGTGTGGAGTTAGAATCCACACAGCAACAAATCAAAGAAACTGAACAACAATTAAAACTTTTAAAAGATAAAGAGTTTCAATTGGAGAATGAATCGATACCAACGTTGCTAGAAGAAGTAGGTATGAAAGCGATTACACTATCAAGTGGATCGAAAGTATCTATTCAAGAAGTTTATAAAGCTCACATCAGTGAGGAGAATAAACCAGATGCATTTGCTTGGTTAAGAGAAAATGGGTTTGATGATATTATAAAAAATGATATTGTCGTGACGTTTGGAAGAGGCGAAGAAGATAACGCCACCGAACTGTATCAACGCTTACGCGATGAGGGACAAGCTCCCGTACAGAAGAGTGGTGTTCATCCGTCTACTCTAAAAGCATTTGTCAAAGAGCAGATTAACAAAGGTAGTAATCTGCCTCGTGATAAATTTGGTGTCTATGTAACCAACAAGGTGAAAATTACATAGTGAAACTTGAAAAGTGAAAGAGGAAAAAATGGCTAAGAATGCTATATCCAAAACTACTACGACTACCAAAGCTGTAGCTGAGATTGTCAAATTCGATGACATGAAAGGCTGGGGCTTTGAAGGGCTGGAGCAAGAAGATTATGCTACACCACGATTAAAAGTGTTGATGGCGTTGTCTCCAGAAATTGTTGATGAGTCTGTACCTGGTGCAAAACCTGGTATGATTTATAACAGTGTCACTCAAGAACTATACGACGGGACAAAAGGTATGTTGGTTTTACCTTGTGGTTTTGCTCGTGAATATGTTGAGTGGTCCAATCTGGGTACAGGAACAAATGCTCCTGTAAATGTGTATCCAGCTACGTCTGACATACTAAGTCAGACAACCCGTGATAACATGAATAAAGATAGATTAGAGAATGGTAACTATATTGAAACCTGCGCTAATCATTTTTTATATGTTGTCAATGAGGGAGGAAAGTCATCTAACGGAATGCTAGGTGATCCTGCACTTATCACTCTTAAATCTACAGCTTATAAGAAAAGTAAAAAGTTTAACTCTCTTATTCGTTCTGTGATTCCAAACAATTGGCCTATGTTCTCTGGTTTATTCAGAGTTACTACGACCAAACAGAAGAATGATAAAGGTTCTTGGCATTCATTCGATTTCTCCTTTGAACGTTTGCTCGATCAAAGTGATGAAAGAGACGTCGATCTCTTCAATGCAGCGAGTTCCTTTGCTTTGACTGTAAAAAAAGGCGAAGCAAAAGTATCTCGTGAAGAGGGCGATGCGACTAAGACGGACGAAGCTACTCCGTTTTAGGCTTAACGTGTGGGGGGCATTTTATAAGTTCGGTGCCCCTCACATTAAGATAGTATGATTGTAGAAAAATTTAAAAATATATTTTCTGGGTTACAAAGAGCTCATGGTATTTACATATCAGGAGAGATAAATGACAAAGGAAAAAAAGGTGGCGTTGCTAGAATAAAAAAAGCAGAGGTTACTACACAACTTTGGCAAGATCACCTAGATGGTAAAGACCCCAGCCTTGGTATCATCCCTATTATGGATGATGGTAATTGTAGGTGGGGTTGTATTGACATCGATGATTATAAATTAGATCACAAAAAATTATTAAAACAAATTAAACAACTAGAATTACCTTTGATATCTTGTAGATCAAAGAGTGGGGGTGCTCATGTATTTTTATTTATTGATGGAGTGGTTCCTGCAAAAGCAATAAGAAAAAAATTAAATAAGTTTGCCTTTGAGTTAGGTCGTGCAAACTGTGAAATATTTCCAAAGCAAGACATGCTGCATGTTGAACAAGGAGATACAGGTAACTTTTTAAATCTGCCTTATCATGGTGGAGATGAAAGTTTTAGATATGCATATGACGATAAACTAAACGCTCTTACTGTAGAAAAATTTATTGATTTGGTGGATGAAAACAAAGTTACTCCAGAAGATTTTGAAAAACTAGAACCAAAAAAGAAAAAGAAAAAACAAGGACTGCTTCCAGATGGACCTCCGTGCATAGAAAAACTTATGGAAACAAAAGTTCACACCAACAGAAATATAACAATGTTTCATGTTGCAACTTACGCGAGAAAAAAATTTGCTAATGATGTAGTTAGACAACAAGATTTTTTATTTGATTGGCATGATAAATATGTAGCTGAGCCTTTATCTGGTAGTGAGCTTAACGGTATAATTAATTCTAATAATAAAAAAGACTATGGATATAAGTGCCAAGAAGATCCTATGTGTGGTGTTTGTAAAAAGCCAGACTGTTTTCAAAGAGAGTTTGGAAAAGATTTTTCTAACGATTATCAGATAGCAGATTTACAGAAGTATGATTCAGATGAACCTGTTTGGTTTTTAAATTTTATTATGGGTGATACTCCAAAGAGACTATCTTTAGATACAGAACAATTATTTGATCAAAGAAAATTTAGAAAGAAATGCATGGATGCTATAACTAAATTACCAAATAAATTAAGAGATGATGTGTGGGTACAAAAGATACAAGACTTATTAGATGAGTGTGATATCATTGAAACAGATGAAGAGATAACAAAAGCAGGAGAGTTTGATTTGCACCTTAATAATTTTATACTAGACCAGGGAACTACATCACATAAAGAAGAATTACTTATTGGTATGGTTTTAAAACTAGATGATAAATTATATTTTAAACCAGAGAGTTTGTTAGATTATTTAAATAAAAAAAGATTTACAGGATTTAGTAAAACAGAAATGCTTGCAAGATTAAATAATGATTTAAAAGGTGGCACAGAGAGACGACACATCAAAGGTAATACGTCTGCATATTTATGGTGGGTTCCAGAAATAGTTTCTCCTGTAAAAGAATTACCTGTTCCAGAAGATATGAAAAAGAAAGAACCATTCTAATGGTAAATTTAATTTTTGGTCCTCCAGGTACAGGCAAGACACACACTTTACTAGGTATTGTTGAAGACGCATTGAACAAAGGCATTGAACCAGATCGTATAGGATATTTTGCGTTCACAAGAAAAGCATCAAGAGAAGCTATCGATAGAGCTCTCGAACGATTTCCTCAGTATGAGAAAAAAGATTTTAAATATTTTAAAACACTACACAGTATGGCCTATTTTGAATTAGGTCTTACAGATAATTCTTTGATGGATGATGCGGATTACAAAGAGTTGTCTAATCATTTAAATATAAAAATATCTAATCCTAAAAATAGGTTTGATAATTACGGCGTTGGTTGGCAGGATGATAGATACACACAGATTATTGATCTAGCTAGAATACGTAACGTAAGTTTGGAACACCAGTTTTGCCAGCCATCAACAGGTCATTTGTCTGGAGGTTTATTAAAACTTAGAAAGATAGCTACAGGCTTGGAGAGATATAAAAAACAAAACGGGTTTATGGATTTCACCGACATGTTGGAAGAGTTTATAAAAAGAAAATCATCTCCAAAATTTAAACTATTGATTATTGATGAGGCACAAGATTTAAGTTCTCTACAGTGGGACATGGTTGATATATTAATTAAAAATTCTAAGGAAGTTTATATTGCAGGTGATGATGACCAAGCTATTTTTAAATGGGCAGGTGCAGATCCATGGAGATTCAAAAATCAAAAAGGCAATAGGATTATTTTAGATCAATCGTACCGTGTTCCGCGAGCCGTGCAACATAAAGCATTAAACGTAATTAATAGAATACCAGGAGACCAACGTGTAGAGAAATCATGGAAGTCAGTGGACCGCGAAGGTCTGTTCAAGATACATACTAATCCAATACCTGGTATGGATTTTTTAAAAGATGATTGGTTAATACTAACTAGAACAAATCATTTACTAGATAAGATAGAGGTTGAGTTACAATCACGTGGTATATTTTATCAAAGACACAATTCTAAATCTGTTAGTGATAAACTTTTACTAGCGATAAATACCTGGACTAAACTTACACGAGGTAAGTCTGTCTCTTTGGAGGGTGTGAAAGCAATGTATAATTTTATGTCTGTAAATGTTGGCGTTTCTTATGGGTTTAAAACAATGCCGGGAGGACAGGAAGATAAAGAATACACATATGATTTATTAAAGAAAGACTATGGGTTGCTCGCAGGAAAAGATTTGATATGGCATGTTGCATTAGATCAGGTCTCCGATAAAAAAATAGCATACATCATATCAGCTTTGAAGAAAGATCAAAATTTAAATTACGAAGCAAAGATAAAACTATCTACAATACATGGATCAAAAGGTGGTCAAGCACAAAATGTTTTATTATTTTCTGATCTAACATACAAGGTAGACACAGAATACATGAGAGATAGAAGCGATGAGCGTAGAGTTTTTTATGTAGGCATGACACGTGCAAAAGAACAATTACATGTTGTGAGATCACAAACAAACAGAGAATTTAAGGAAATGTTTTGGTAACAAAAAAATATTTAGATGACTTAGATAAAGCTGCTGCAAAACATTTAGTTAGATTAGGAGTTGAAAAAGACTGGAGAGATGTGTTACGACGTATGAGAAATAGGAGAAAGAAAGATGAAAACAAATCTATTAAAAATAAGTAAGATGAAACAATTTCATTCAATGATGAATGAATCTGATGTTCCGTCTAGCTTTTGGCAATACAGTTCTTTACAAGTTGGAGACACAGAATTTTTATCAAAGTCTGATAAAGCCGAAAGAGTTGAAAAAAGAAATCAGTATTTTTATGACAGAAAAAAGTTTATAACATCTGTAGATAGATGGGCGTACGCAGAGAAGCTTCTTCATTATATCAAAGAGAGATACGAAAGAGAAAAACAAAAAAAGAAATTAGGAAAGAAACAAGTAATTAAAAGTAAAGATGGTAAAAGAGTTGTTGGTATGTATCCAGAAAATTTAAGAGAAGTAACTTTTAAATATAATGATAAGTACCAATCGTTTTATAACAACGATGATTATCATGGTGACTTATCTCCTTCTAGAGTATTTGATCAAACAGAAGATAAATCTGGGTTAGAGAGATGGAGATTAAAAGTAGGAGAAGAAGAAGCTGATAGAATAGTAGAAGAATCAAAAGCAATAGGCACAAGTCTTCATACATATATTGAAAACTCTGTTATGAAATTCAGTAATATCAAGCACTTAAAAGGATTACCTCTACCAAATCCTGAAGCTCATGAACTACATCATGACCTGGTTACAAGTATGGGTAATGTTATTTTGGAAAAAGGATTGAAAAACAAATTGGAAGAAGTCTGGGGGCTAGAAGCAAACATACATTATGAAAATATCTATCGTGGTATAATAGACATGGTGGGTATTTATGAGGGCAAACAAACTATAATAGATTTTAAAACTAAAAAAACAATTCCGCAAAGAAAATACCAAGACAGATACTTTAAACAGTTGACCGCATATGCAGTTGCACACAACTGGAAATGTAAAACAAACATTAGAAAAGGTGTGCTTTTATTTGTTGATAGAGATTTAAATTTTGAAAGATATTCAATCGAAGGGAAAGAGTTTGAATATTATAAAAAACTTTTCTTTCAAGATGTTGATAAAGTTTTTGTTGGCCGTGCAAAAGATATTAAAAAAGCAATGGATATAAATAATCAAAAACGCAAAGAGATAAAAATATTTTTATGAGTTTACAAGTTCCTTTATTTCAAAAGAAAATAGAATGGGTTCCTCCGGAGAAAATACCTGATCTATCTGATGCAAAAGAAATAGCGATAGATTTAGAAACGAGAGATATAGGTTTAAATTGTAATCTTGGACCTGGTTGGGCTACAAACAAAGGTTATGTTATTGGTGTGGCTATTGCAGTTGAAGGATGGGAGGGATACTTTCCTATTAGGCACGAGGGTGGAAACAACATAGATGAAAATATTTTCAAAAGACAATTTAAAAAAATATTAGAACTACCTTGCGATAAAATTTTTCACAATGCAATCTATGACGTAGGTTGGATACATGCTATGGGTTTTAAAGTTAATGGCAGAATAATAGATACACTGATAGCTGCACCTTTAATAAATGAAAACAGATTAAAATATACTTTGGATGATTTAGGAAAAGAATATGTAGGTGAAAAGAAATCACAAACTGATTTATATGAAGCCGCAAAAGAATGGGGAGTAGATGCAAAGAGCGGTATGTGGAGATTACCTCCTATGTATGTTGGACCATATGCAGAACAAGACGCTGCATTAACTCTAAAGCTTTGGAAAGTATTACAAAGAGAGATAATAAAAGAAGATTTAGTAGAAGTTTTTCAATTGGAATCAGACTTGTTTCCTATACTATTCGAGATGAAAAAGAAGGGCGTTAGAGTAGACGTCGATCAAGCAGAGAAAACCAAGGAGGTTTTACATGACAGAGAAAAAAAGATACTCAATAAAATACATAAGCTCACAAATGTTCACGTTGACGTGTGGGCTGCAGCGTCCGTCGCTAAAGCTTTTGACGCAGAAGGGATTACTTATGAAAGAACTGCGAAGTCTAAACAGCCTAGATTTGACAAAGACTTCTTGGTTAATCATCCCAGTGATCTTGCGAAGCTTGTGGTCGAAGCTCGTGAAGTTAATAAAGCGCGAACCACGTTTATTGACAGTATCCTCGACCACGAGGACGGAGGCAGGATTTTCGCAGAAATCAACCAAATGAGAAACGAGACAGGCGGCACTATATCTGGCCGCCTTTCCATGTCTACTCCAAACTTACAACAAATACCTGCAAGAAATAAAGAGATAGGTCCAATGATAAGAAAACTTTTTATACCAGAAGAAGGACATCATTGGGGTTGTTTTGATTACTCGCAACAAGAACCAAGATTGTTAGTGCACTATGCATCCATACTTGATCAAGATGGTTTATCTGGTTCAGAAAAATTAGTTGAGGGATATAGGTCGGGTGACATAGACTTCCATCAAGTTGTCGCTGACATGGCAGGCATAGAAAGAAAACAAGCTAAGACAATTAATTTAGGGATGATGTATGGCATGGGTAAAGGTAAGCTATCTAACGAGCTTGGGCTAACAGAGTTTGATGCTGAACAATTATTTTCTAGGTATCACTCTAATGTTCCATTTGTTAGAGAACTTAGCAAGAGAGCGCAAAGACTAGCAAGTGAGAGAGGATTTATTAGGACACTCAAAGGTAGAAAATGTCGTTTTAATTTATGGGAACCTTTAGAATTTGGCGCTGGATTACCACTACCAAAAGAACAAGCCGTGTTAAAATATGGTGGGTTTAACAGACTAAAAAGAGGTTGGACATACAAAGCATTAAATAGACTAATACAGGGATCAGCTGCTGACCAAACAAAACAAGCTATGGTTTCTTTGTATAGAGAAGGATTTTTACCGATGCTACAGGTTCACGATGAGTTAGATTTATCTGTCGAGAATAAAAAACAAGCGGATCAGATAATAGAAATAATGCAAACCTGCGTAGAATTAAATGTTCCTAGTGTTGTAGATTATGAAAAGGGCGCTTCCTGGGGAGAGATTGTTTAGATATCTTTTCTTACATCCTCAATACATTGAACTTTAAAAGTAAAGTATTGATTCATATCAAACTTCATAAACTTTCTACCCATTTCTTGACAAACTTCTAGCTCGTAAAACTTTTCTTGATACACCATTTGATTACCAGTGTAGACCCAAGCAGATCCGTTGAAACCCCATAAACTTACCACCAATAAAAAAACTTTAGTCATCTTTAGGAAAGTAGCATTTACCTGCCTCACTTACCATCAATAATTTTACTCCCATTTTCTTTTGTATTTCAGAAAGCATCCTTGTAATTTTGTATCCAGCAAATCTTCCTGTTTTTCTTACACTTTCACTCTTCACATCTATCTTTAATGTTTCTCCATCATCTTTTAATGCAATTAAGTCACACGGTCCGAGCCCGCTTACGTTGTCAAACACATAGTATTCTTTAGAAGTTAACCACTCTATGGCTCTTAAATGATTTAAATATCCTTTTTTGTGTTTCTTATCTAACAAGCTTATCTAGTTTTTGATTAATCTCTATCACTTGCACTTCGATAACCGAGAGCCGTGAGTCGATACGCAACATATCTAGATCTTTTATTTTTGATTCGAGAGCCGTGACCCGTGATGACATCATACCGTACGTTGTAGCGATACCAGCCACAATACCCATAATCCATATCCAGTCACGCATTGATAAATTCATTTCTTTTTTCTCTTTATGCCTGCTTCGTTGAGAGCAATAGCAATAGCTTGCTTTCTTGATTTAACTTTTTTCTTAGAGCCGCCTATATTTAGTTTACCTTTTTTAAATTCACGCATGACTTTACTAACCTTTTTTTCTTTTTTAGATTTCATTTAAGCTCCCAAGCCCAAATTATACATTATCCCGCCACCTCCAGGGTTTGCACTAAATCTAAAATTTCCAGGCAAATTAAATAAAGGCGTTGTAAATCCTACTTCTCTGTCACCTATGTTAAAATCAAATCCCTGTCCATCACCCGAATTAAAACCAAGATCGAGTTTGTTAAACGCGTCTCTCAATCCTCTAGCACCTCCTATTATAGTGTTCCCTTCACTTCCAAGGTTGCCTTGGAATATATCATTGTTAGCTATTCCGATTCCATTTCTCAACATATCGGTGTCAGTGTTTTCAAGAATGTTAAACCCGTCAAGCTCACCTAAACCCCCTGTTTGAATAACATTATCTAAATAACTTGGTGTTTCATTAGCAATAGTGTTTCTTTCAACAGCTTCACTTTGATCAATTGGAAATTGTTGATCCATAAACTGAGCATAACTTTCAGCTATATCAGGATTTTGTGTTTGTAAATCAAGAGAGAGATCCCTGCTTGTATTAAAATTAGGGTCAAACATTGGTATCTGTCTTTGTGGCATATTAAAAAAGTTTTTAGCTGCTTGTAGTGCAAAAGGCCCAGACCTTAACCGACTCTCCATCGGATACATTTCTCTATACATGTCAGGGTTTACATTTTGTAATCTTCTAGTTGGATCTAGGAAATTTCTTTGCATATTTTCTTGGAATACTTGAGACCCCTCTGTTGTAAAAATAGGATTACCTCTACTATCTCGTATAATTCTTCCCTTATCATCAGCACTGGTTGGTGCAGATCTCATCACGCCACCACTTTGAATGGCCAATTCATTACCTAAATCTTTTACAAAATTTTTCTGCCTTGAACGTAGGTCTTTTGCTTTGTCTGTATCACCAGCTTTTATCGCGTTTTCAACACGTCTATTGAGACTACCAACAGATTGCTCTAAATCTTTTATCTTATCTGCTCTAGTCTTCGAAGCTTGTCTAGCTCTATACGCATCTCTTGCATCACTCATTATAATACCCCTACGTTTAATCCTTTTGTTTTACCAAAGTCTGTCGGAACATCAAGTGCTTCGTACAATTCTTCTCTAATTTGAGGCGATGTGCCAAGAATCGGTATTGATTTTACTAGCTCTCTTATAAGTTTTTCTTTTTCTCCGTCAGATAAAAGATCTCTTATACCCTCTAAGTAACTAACTAATCTATGTACAATAGGACCCATCAATGCTTCTACTGGACCTGATCCATATTTTTCTGCACGAGCAGAGTCCATTAATAACTGCACGGGACCAAAGAAACCTGTTCTCTCTACTGCTCTTACGAATTGCTCCATGAAATCTTCGTCTTTTAAACGAGGGTTACCCTTTGGTCCAAACTGTAAATACTCTCTAAGTTCATTACCAAGAGCTGCTGCTATTGTCATCACTGCTCCTACAGCTGCCAGTCTACCACCGTTTGCTATGCCGTTATAAAAACCAGATCTAAATATTTCTTTGTACCATCTTTTCAGCACTGTGTTAGAGAAAGTTATTTGGAAACCTTTTAACTGTCCAAGAAAAGCTAAGTGTGGATCAGACATCCACATTGGTCTTTGTGTTGCACGTGGGTTCATGACAACTTCGTTTACATATCGTATGCCACCTATTCTAACTTTATCCTGAAAGAACTCTGTGTTTTGTATTGCCTCTTTGTTGCCACTTTTAAACACATCACTATTTACAAAGTTCACTGCTTCACCAGGTTCTATACCCAGCTCTCTTAGTTGATCTTTTTTTATTTTAAATCTACCCGTGTCAGGTAATTCATTTACATCATTTATATTTCTTCTGTTCATGTTCTTTGCCAAGAACACAGCATTGTTGTAAATTAAATTTTGTGCAGCGATGTATGCCAGTGTTCTGTTAAACTTTGTAAACTGTGATAAAAAGTTTAATCTAAAAAACTTTTCTGTAAATCTATTTGATTCCTGTCCACCACCAAATGCATCGTTCTGTCTTTCAACAACAGCTGCATCTAGTCCTAGTCCTATGTTTGCTATAGCTGTATCAACTTCATCTCTTGGAAAACGAGGAAACAAACTTCTAATTGCACCACGAATAGGAAGTGTGAAACCTTTGATGATTGTTTTTACTCCCGCACCGCCTCTTGATAAAATAAGAAATGGTTCACTGAGAGAAGATATTGTAGCAAAAGGTAAAGTTAAAACATATCCGTATGTTATCAGAGCTGCATTTAATTTTCTCATGACACCACTTTCAATTGGCTTGTATTGTTTCTGTAAAGCTGCAGTCAGGTTTCTGATTCTATTTTTTTCACCACCTGTTAAAGGCACTTTTGCTGCATCTGTTTCTGATTGAATTAAATTTAGAGCCTGCTCTAATACTTCATTGTTTTTTCCAAAAGTTTTTGCATACTCTACACGTCTAACAACAGCGTCCCTGTATCTATGAAATGTATCTATAACATTTGTGTTTATGAAAGGGGCCATCTCTGCAGCAGGAATATTTTTTAACTCTCTAGTTTTTTCAATCGGTCCTGCTTTTTTTGTAGGATCTAAACCAATGCTTTCATCTCTTAATGTTATTGGAAAGCCCTGGTTGTCTATTATACTTTGTTTAACCTCAGCTGCTTCTTTTTCTGTAAACCCATTTCGTTGAAGCATGTCTGTAAATTGTTTTCCAAAGTCAGGATTGTCTCTCATTTTTTTATACAAATAATTTGTAGGAAAATACCCTTTGATATAACCAGGATTAAATCCTACATTCTTGCCTTTAAATGTTCCACCTTGTCCGTCATTGATATCTAAAATAAATTTTGCATTTCTAGCGTAGTCTAATAAACCATCTAATTCTTCCCTGATTAATTTAGCAGCTTTTCTTATTTTAGCATCGGGAACTGTTTGTTCATTTATTATTGGCTCGTTAAGTGCAAGCTGTAATTCTCTATTTGTTGCTGGTGTTATCACAGAAGTAAAAGGTGCACGCACTGTCTTTGATACTGTGTCTATTCCTTTTTGAAATTTTTCTGAGTGTCTACCCATTTCAGAAAAGATACGCTCGTCTATTGTCGCTACTTGTGCCTCTCTTTTACTGATGACTCCATCATCAAAGTAAGCAAGAGACTGTCTTATTTTTTTAGCGGTATCTGATCTAGCTGCTAAATCATCTATTGCACTAATAGATTTAGCAACTGTCAAATCTAAAACCTTATCTTTAAACTCACCTAAACCTTTTTTAATTTTATAATATCTAGATGTAGGAACACTCATCGCATCAGGAACAAGTATCTGTTCTCCTGATTCTTTATCTTTTATTGGTTTAAAAAATTTTACAATAGCAGGGCCTTTGCCATAATAATTGGAAGAATAAGGTCTGCCTCCTAATCTATAAACTTCACGAACCGTGTTTCGTGCTGGACGATCCACGTACATATTAATCTCTGCATCTCTTACACGTAAAAAATCTGCTTCCGTATTTATATTTTCTTGTTCTTTTGGTGTCGCTTCTTTTTTAAATGTTGCATAGTTAGGATACTTTATAGCTGTGCCTGAGTTATCAGGAAAGCTTCTAAGACCTGAGTCTCCTGATCTGTTTAATAATGGACCGATAGTGCTTGATATACCAGCGTACACACCACCACCAAAACCTCCTTGTATACCTGCATTTATAACACGACTTTTTACTTCTTCTTCTGGAACTTCTAATCCTGTTGATTTTTCTGCTCCTTTAATAAATACATTTTCTTGTGCAGCTTCTGTAACGGCTTCTAACGCTGAAGCTGTTGCTACATTTCCTCCTGTCGATATAACTCCATCAAAAACTTTTTGTGCTGTTGTTTTATCTACTTCAAATATTTTTTGTATTTGATCAACAGATTCTTTCTTACCTATTCTTTTTAGTGCCGGCTCCAAGGGTCGTAAAATTGGAATAATTGTAGCGATATCAAAAGTTCCAGCAAGTAATCCAGTTTTTAATGCTTGTTCTGCATCAGAATAATCTTCATTACCAGCGAGTTCTTTTTGTGCTCTAGACGCTTCACCAGTCCCAAGAAAAGCACTAGTAAGGTAAGCTGATACAGCTGGTAAACCAAATCTTCCAACGAATCCCACCGGAGAAAATCCTACTAAACCCATACCCAACCTTGTTGCAACAGCAGCTGTTACGCCAGGAAATAAAGATGGAAGAGCTTGGCCAACTTGGTTGGCTACCCATGGTGCAATATCATTTGCATTTGTAACATCTTCTATCTTACCCACTTCAG